CCAAAGACCCTACCGATACGATTAACAATGTAAGGTATATCGAATAGCCTGGAATTCCAACCTGTTACTACGTCTGGGCAGTTTTCTTCGCGAGACCACCAATTAAGGTAGTTAGTTAGTAGTTCACGTTCTGAAGCACATTCTGTATAACTAATCTTAATCTTATCACCGTGCTCTGATTCAGAGACAGAATATTTACCTAAACCCCATACGTGGTATATGTTGTCTACGTTATTCTTTACGCAAATAGCATTAATTGGCTTTAAGGCATCTTCCGGATAGGGGAAGCCGTCGTCTGACTCTACCTCTATATCGATAGAGCAAACGTTTATAAAGGCGCGATTGAATACCAATTCATCGGGAAAGGTCTCAGTAATATATTGGTGAATATAGTTTTGTGTACCATATACCTTAAAGTCAGAGACGTCTTTATATCGGTCTGAAAACTCTTTAGCGTCACGCATAGAGTCGAAAACCATAGGAGCCACATCGCGACCGTCTATGGACTTCCAGCCAAGTTCTTTATTTGATGGGATGTAAAGCGTAGGCTTAAACTTTACTTTCTTTTGGACACGACGTCCAGAATCATTATAGCCACGATACAGGAGAGAATTCCCGTACCGTGCAACTGAGGTGTAAAAGCTCAAAGTGTATCTCCATTCTTAATAATATATACTATTATACCACAATTCTAAGGAGATGTAAACTATAATAATATCTTTTTCTCGGGGGCAATAATAGTTTGATTAATCGATCGGAACTGTTCCTCAAGGCCTGATACGGGGTTTGTTACAAAGCCGATCATTGAATCTTTAATAAAAGTAGTTTCTTCCTCTATTGTAGTATAGGGCATCATACCCATAATACCAACTCCCTTTTCTGTTGGAACTAGCATACCAGGCTTTTCTATTGACCAACCTCCATCAACTTCTTTTCCAAAACAGATTACTTCTTCGCCTGAAAACAATCGTATAACTTTCACATCATTCATTTTTTATTTCTCTCTAGGTTTAGTATATATTGGGCAGTACTTATTACCCACGGATCTCTTAGTCGTAAATCGTACCCGGTAGCGCCATCCCAATCCTTGAATTCCTTATCAAACCGATCGGAGTATGCGTCTGGGTTTTCTTTCATTAGTTTTACTAATTCTTTACTCCATGTGTCAAATGTATCATCAGCAATAATATTATCATCTAGCACATAATATATACACGAGTGAATTAGTATCTGCAAACGCCTTCTCTTAATCTTTTCTGCAATTGATCCTTGCGGATGATTGGGAAAGCGATACCGGGGTTTTTTGCTCATAATATATTAACTCTCAGTTAGTAACTCCGCTGCTGCAGAGTTCGCAAGACTTACGTAGGTATCAATGGGGATTTTCTTAGGCTTCTTTTCTTCAGGTATTACCCTGATTAAATCTACAGTCAGAATACCGTCTTGATATCCAGCTTGCTTTACTTCTATATATTCAGCTAAATTAAAGCTTCGACGAAACTGCTTATTCGATATACCTTTGTGGATATAGTCTGGCTGATTGTCTAGGCTACTCACAGTTTTTTGTGAGTCTGAAGATATAGTTAATACCCCATTAGCTACTTGGATATCAATATCACTGGAACTAAATCCCGCTACTGCAAGCTCGATTGAAAATTCATCTTCGCTTTTACGAATTAAGTTGTGGGGTGGATATGTATCTTTATAGTTACCGGATCTTTCGAGTTGGTTAATTAATCGATCGAATCCGATAAAAGATGGTCCCATTGTGGGAAAGTGCTGTAGTGTCATGTGAATGACCTCCTATTCTATAGCAAGGTTAGTAGTATAATGAGACCGGACCATTCCGCATCTCATTACTTATTTATACCGGGATTAACTGTTCCCGATATTATATTTGGGACAAAGTTCCCAATTCGCTTTATCTTGGTGAGATATAACTTTAATCTGTCTTAGAGGTGCGACTTGTAGTTTCTCAGAGCTTACCATACTAACTAAACCCCAATCTGATAGAAGCGTAGCAATGGTATTACGGCGTTCGATATCGTTTACCGTTAGGTTAGACGGCTTAGCGTCAAGAAGAAATAGTTCCTTAAAGTGCGTAATAAAGTATCTACCTTGCTTGTGTAGTATATGACAAGATTGATACAATTTGCGATCTTTACGAGATGCTACACCAATACGGGTTAGTGTCTCACGTACCTTTAGGAAATCATCTGGTTCGTTCAGTGTTACTTCAAGCATTGATCCTGGTGTCCAGTCATCAACAACTTCACTAATATTATTATTTTCCACCTTTGTATAGCCTCTGCTTCAATTCATTAATTTGCATATCAGATAATAGATAAAGAACTTGGCGAGCCTTTTCATTACTATAGCCATAATATTCTTTTACTACTTCCACCGAACCTGGATCAGACTTTTTTAACCATTTAGAAAATCTTTTTCTAGGTCTGATACTATTTATAAGAAAATGATATTGAAGCTTGTTATCAAGGTGGTGATAGCGGTTCATCTCATTAGCATATAAAACGGTGTCGTTAAAGTAGGATAGCCCACGATTAATCATGTAAGGGCTATAGCCTTTCTCAGATGCATCATCTACCATTATATCTTTCTTGGTAGAGTTAATGCTGTTAAGGTAGTCAAAGGGATTCATTATGAGAACTCCACGCTGGCCATTAGTTCTACCATGCAGGCAACGATATTAAGCTCGTGATCTGCAACGAAAGCATTCTTATATTGGTAGTCAGCAAGGATAAGAACGGTTTGTGGTATAGAAGAGGGACTAACGTAAGCATTAAGGTTATCATATATCTGGCGAAAGATAGCTGCAGGCTCTGTATCGATATTGTCCACTACCCACTTACGCATACCCTTGAAGTCTTTTGACTTAAGGTAAGATATAAGAACTTTAACATTGTCTTCGGTTAGGTTAACAAGTAAGCCTGAGTCGATCGTACCAGATACAGAATAGCGTTGCAGTTCGTTCAAGACCCTGCGGAAGTCTGGGAAGTATTTCTCTACAAGTGTTGCAACAACTTTTTGGTCAAACGTAACATTTTCTTTTTTTAGGATATCGATAACCCGACCAAAGAAGCCAGCAGCAATAGCAGGCTTTTCTCCGTTAGGAATAGAGAATTCGTAGACAGAGCATCGAGAGTGGAGAGGCTCAATAATTCGATTCTTGAAGTTGCAGGTTAGAATGAAACGACAATTATTAGAAAACTCTTCGATGAACCCACGGAGAGCGGGTTGCGTAGATTGCGGATTAAGGTAGTCTGCTTCGTCGAGGATAACAACTTTGTAGCCTCCTTGAAGAGAGACTGTAGAAGCAAAGTGCTTAATCTTGTTTCGGAGTGTATCGATGTTACCCTCCTCTGAACCGTTAACGACAATATAGTCTAGGTCCAGTTCTTTACACAGAGCTTTAGCAACTGTGGTCTTACCAACGCCTGCAGTACCAGTGAATAGCATATTAGGCAATTCCCCAGTAGAGACTAGGGTGTTGAATGTGCTCTTAAGCCCATCTGGGAGAACACATTCAGACACCTTAGACGGTCTGTACTTTTCACACCATAGAAAATCTTTACTCATAACGAACTCCATAACAAAGGTATATTATATCACATTTTAACAAGAAAGTAAAAGACTATGTGGTAGTAGTAACTGATTCGTAGAGTTCCTCCATTTCTTCTACTTCGCTCTGGAACTGGGCAAAGGTTTGCTTATGGTACATAACAGCAAGCTTATTAATATACTTTTTATCAATACCTACCTCATCAGAAAGATCACCCACAATATTTTTTTGTAGATCTTTTTCTGCTTCAGCACGAGTTGCTGAGTTAGACCATTCCTTAATAGCATTTAGAATCTTGGTACGATCCGCTGGATTATTCACTACCATTTGCATCACCTTCTTCAATTGATGGGACTTCATCAGATTCTGTAACGCTCTCTGATTCCTGCGCTTGTTTAATAAATCTTGCGAACTTGTCATATACATTTCCTACAAAGGATAACTCATTAGCCTTAAAGGCTCCACGTTCTGTTGAGGTGTTAATAACTCTCAACACATTCATTAGGTCGTCGACTGATAGACCATCTTCTTGCTCTGACATATTACCCTCCAAAGGTTGATTTCTTTTCTAGAGCTACCCAGTATTGGGTGTTATTGTTTTTAGCCGTAAAGCTAGATAGTAGTTTAGACGAGATACAAACATCGTAGTCATCGTTAACAAACTTAAAGTTGCCAATGTTAAAGACGAGGTTACACGCTACGCCAGCGGCCGAACAATTAGGAACATCTACTTCGTAGGTATTAGAGGTAGCATCTTCTGTATCTGTAACAACTAGTTTTGGTGGTTCGTCTGGATTAATACGAACAACAAGATCCGTTACTCCAAGAGCAGATGAAGCCTTTCGAATATCTGCCATGTCCGTAGCGGTAAGTGTAAAGGTTACTTCGCACGGTGGCATAGTAATATCTTTAGTCGGGGTTGTTAGGATAGAAGCATCTGAAAAGAAGTACTTGACAGAACGATTACCCTCTGAGACCTTAACAAATTTCATATTAGGGTCAAAGTCAAAGGTAGGATCATCGAACATACTAACTACACCGAGGAATTCGTTTAGGTCGTATATACCAAACTGATTAGGTATAGATTCAGGAATAGTTGCCTGACCCATAATAGTTTTGCTTTCTGACATAGTCTTTACGATATTACCGGGGTTCATTACAATGTTAGCGTTTATGCTAGCAAAGTTCTTTAGGGTAGAGAGTGTTTCTTCACTTAGTTTCATCATCAATTCCTTCTATTTTTACGTTAAGACTATCATTATACCGTACTGTTACTGAATCCGTAACCCCCTCTGCCGATTCTTTTAGATCAAAATCTGTTAAGAAGAGGAGAGAGCAAATGGCGTGGGCAAGATGATTAACCCCTGATTCTGGGTCGATCTTTTCACCTTGCATATATGCAGAGATATGGCGTAACGCTGCAGCTTGGTATCGACGAGATTCGACCTTTTCCCAATTAAATCTGTCGTACTTTTTAGCACCATAGGTTAGTACCTTAACTACTTGATCCATTGCCCCAAATGGGACTAAAGAATAGTCTGGCTTTTCCTGGTCGTACTTAACACCTTCACTCATAATATATCCTTATAGGTTATCAATAATGTTGTCAATAGCTGAATTGGTATCATAGGTGTCCTCGAGAACAGTCTCAGGGTTTGCATCCACCTTCGTGTAAAGGTCAAGGAAAGCCTCTTTGGTGTCTTCGTCAAATCGAGATACACAAAGCTTAATAGCCTTAAGCTTATCCTGAAAGATAGAATAGCTTTGAACTATATGGCACAATCGACGTGTTGATATTACTTCGTCTACACCACCATCCTCAAAGGTCTTTCGAATAGTCTCTGACCATACAGTAAGCGTATCAGCAAAGCTTTCATCTAAGCAGTTAAACTTGTGCATATGGTTAACTACGATCTTCCGTTCCGTGGATGATGTAGCATATGGTTGCTCGAGGGTAATCGTGAAACGTTCCAGGAAAGCTTCATCGATAATAGTAGCAGCAATAAAGCGACCATCATCTGAGCCTTTACCCTTCGTGTTTGCAGTCGCGATCACGTTAAAGCCATCTAATGGAGTAATGACTTCGCCAGTTTTTTTAATGAGTACTGGCTTACCCTCGAGTACCCCTTGGAGACACATGATTTTGTTCGAACCACGATCTATTTCATCGATGAGTAGGATTGCTCCTTTTTCCATTGCTTTGATGACTGGGCCTTTATTAAACACAGTTTCGCCATTCACCAAGCGGAAGCCACCG